CTCCTCAGGTTGTATCTCCTCAGGTTGTATCTCCTCAGGCCGCTTCGATGCAGGGTCCTCCAATGCAGGGGCCTCCGATGCAGGGTCCTCCGATGCCTATGCCTTCAGCTTCTCCAGAGGCAATGCTGGAAACTATTTTACAAGACCCGCTCACACAGGAAGTAAGACTTTTTATATTGGGCGAATCTGATAATGAAGAAGCATTAAGTGCATTTATTAGTAAGTATGGAACTGAGGCTTTCGTCATGTTGCGGGATATGATTCTTCAGGAAGTTGTACCCGGATCGCAGACACAAGGACAAATAGTTGGAACTGGAGCGGGTGGTATGGCAGATGATATCAATGGTGTCATTGGTGATAACAAGGAAAAGATAGCTGTATCTCAGGATGAATTCATAGTTCCTGCCGATGTAGTTTCTGGATTAGGAAATGGAAGCTCAGATGCTGGATCAAAACTCTTATATTCCATGATGGATAATGTCAGGCAGCAGAGGACAGGTAATGCTGTGCAGCCCCCAGAAATAGATGCTCAAAAAATTATACCGGGGTTGGGCAGGGCGTAACAAATGAACGAACAAGCATTATCCAGTAATGGGGCTACAAAAGAAGAAGAATATGATATCTCTTTGGTATTGATAGAAAATCTTGGATTGGTCTGGGATGAATGTGAAAAAATATTAATCAGGTCATGCAAGCGTTCTAATGGCAGGGTAAATACCAAAGACATTTATTATAATTTTCTTAAAAATAATAATAGTATCTGGATTGTTTTCAATAAATCTGATTTAAAAATTATTGGGTGTCTTGTTACGGAAATAATGAATTACCCGTCAGGTATAAAGATGTTGAATATCGATCACATAGCTGGGAAATATATGGAAAGGTGGATTGATCGTGGCTTAGAAGTATTAACTTCATGGTCTAAAGATAACCAGTGTGTTGGAATAGAGGGCGTGGGAAGGAAAGGTTTTTGGAATTGGATTAAAAACAAGGAAGGATGGAAACAAACTTCTTCGTTTTACGAAATTAAATTTAATGAGGAATAATCATGGGCGGTAGTTCAGGATCAGGCGCATCACCTACTCAATCTACTATATCTCAGGTAACTCTTCCTGAATATGCAGAGCCGTATTTTCATCGGATTATGCAGAGGGGGGAGGCTGAGTCTTTGCAGCCATACAGTCCCTATCAGGGCCAGCGTCTTGCATACTGGTCTCCAGATGAACTGAATGCTCAGGCAATGACAAGAGGATATGCTGGGGCGGGTACGCCAGCCGAATATGGTCAGGCAGCACAGAGGGCCTCGCAAGTCGGAGCGCCCATGACTTCTGGATATACTGCCCCAACAGATTATGCTTCCCAGTATACGGCTGGAAGAATGGGAGGTGGTGGCGGCAGGCGAGGAAGAGGAGGCTATCGCGCACCCGGAAAGGAATTTTTTGGTGGTGGGTATGAGCCTGATCCGAGAGCGTCTGGATATCGTCCTCAGGAAATGGGGGCTGGATACAGTCCTTTGCCATACGATCTTGCTCCCTATGTTAATCCGTACCAGCAAGGTGTTATTGACCTAGAAAAACAGAAAGCTATTAAGGAATCTGAAAAAATACGAACTGGTGCTGAAGAAAGGGCTATTCAGGCAGGAGGATTGGGCGGTTATCGTGAGGCTATCCTTCAGGCAGAGAGAGAGAAGAATCTAGCTAATCAACTTGGATCAATACAAACCAGAGGTAGTCAGGCCGCTTTTACTCAGGCACAACAGCAACTTGAGCGGGAAAGGGCTGCCCAGCTAGCTGGTGCTGAATTTGGATTGCAGAGATATGGTGTTGGCGAAGGAACCAGACAAAGACAGGAAGAGTTCCAGCAGCAGGCTTATACAACTGGAGAACAGGCTCGCTTGGAAGCCGCAAAAATGGGGATGAGTGCTGCAGAACAAGAAAATGCTGCAAGACAGGCCCAAGAAAAGTTCAGGCAAAGTAGATACGGAATGACTCAGGAAGCCAGACAGGCTCAGGAGAAATTAAGACAGAGTGGATGGGGAATGGGTGAGGGAGCAAGACAGGCCCAAGAAGAATTAAAACAACGTGCTTATGACGTTTCTGGACGGTACGGTATAGCATCGGCTGATGCTCTCCGTGGTATTGGTGGAGCAAGGCAGCAGGATGTACAGTCCAGAATAGCTGCCATGCAGGCTCAGGGTGAAAGGGCCAGAGCGATGAGGCAGGCAGGAATGGATATCGGTTATCAGGACTTCATGCGGCAACAGAGATACCCGTCTGAAAGAATTGCTGGATTAAGTGCCTTGCTGAGAGGAGTTCCAGCTGGGCGTGACGAACAAATTAGTACTTACGAGCAACAACCGGGACTTTTCCAGTCATCACTCAGTATGGGTCTTGGTGGGTTGGGTTTGTACAGGGGATTAAGGTAATCAATCATGGCAAATCTAGTACAAATAGCTGAAGAATTAGAGTTTGTTCCAAAGGAACAATTAGTTGCTCTTGCGCAAGACCCTAATTCAAGGTTTCCGCAATATATGGTTGTGAGTGAAATACAGAGGCGTACACAGATGGAAAAGATGTATGCCGCACAGAAGCAGAGGCAGCAGCCCGATACTACTGTAACCGATGAACTTCTTTCAGAGTTTTCCCAGCCCAGACAAGGTCTTGAGCAGGTTGCTGATATGAGGGGAGCGGCTAACGGGATGCAGCAACCGATGCCCCAGAGAACTGGTTTCCAGACTGGAGGGCTTACTGAAGCAGATAGAAGTTACCTTTCTGGGGAATTGGGTTATCCAGACTGGGGAACCCTGCAAAGGAGGCTTACTGAAGAAGGAAAATATCAGGCTTTAGTAAATGAACTTGAGACTATTGAGCGTCAACCTGTTAGTGGCGAAGGTGTTCTTACTATTCCAGATATTTGGACTGAACTGTCTGAGCCATACGATCTTGCTCCCCATGCTTTCATTCAGAAGAGGAAAGGACAAATTAAGGCTGCAGAACAAGCGCAGATAGAAGCTCGGAATGCTGAACTGCTAAGGGTCGCACGAGAACTTGGAATTGAAGAGGTGGAGCCTTTCGGGGAAGAAAGGTATAGAACTATTGAAGGTGGTGTGGGTGGAGAAGTTTTTACGGTTCCAACCGAGGAAGAGCTTAGGAATCTCGACATAAGGGATGACCAAACCATAGGCCCTGAGATTGATGACCAAACCATAGACCCTGCTGAGTTTGATATACAGGCTGCTATAGATGCAGCCCAAGAAAATATTGGCACTACCTTAGCGCCCCTAAAAGAGGCTGCAGGTAATATCCCTGAATATCAATCTATATTTACACCAGAAATGCAGCAGCGATTTCTTGATACTACTTCTCCTGAAAAATGGCAGCCACCAGAGATTGATCCGTCTCTTTACACTGCTACATTACCACCTGTGGTATATGAAGCCCCCACCGAACAGCAGAGACAGGACGAATTGAATGCGTATGGTCTTGCATCTTTGGCTAAAGCTTTTGGGACTGCCAAACATATGGGTGAAGCTGGCGCAATGATGGGAGAGGCTGCACTTGCAATTCCATCGATTAAACGCGAACAAAGGCAGGAAGCACTTGCTGGACAGTCTCTGGCTAGGCAGATGGCTTCTGAAGATTTTAATTTGAGACTTCAGCAGGAAACTTTAAAAAGAACGCGGTCAAAAGAAGAGTACGAGTCAGAGATGGCAAACCTCGACAGAACTCAGCAAGGTATTGTAAATTGGGTTACTGTGATGCAGCAGGATTATGCAAATGAATTTGCGAGTATGCAGGCTGCATTTGAGAGTCAATACAAGATATCAGAAGCCTCAAGAGGGATGGAGGGAGATGCTGCTAGGATAGCAGAAACAACAGCAAGACTAAAAATTCTTAGACAGCAGGTCGATGCACAACAGGATGCAACCATTACCACCATAGCGAATACTCTGGAAAATAATATAAGAAACACGATGGATCAAATTGAAAGCGGTATTGGTGATTCTGATTATTTACTAAGACAACTTAATGATCAGAATGGAATGCTGACGAATATTGTTCTATATATAACTCGTAGGGGCGGAATTACCATGCCAGAAGGAATACAAACAGGAATGCAACCTCTTCCTATAGACCTCGTTAACCAGTAAAAAATGGCACAGTACAGATTACCTGACGGAAGAATTTTAACCGTTCCCGACAACGCAAGTCGGGAAGAGTTAATTGGTATTCAAAACAGGTTAAGCGACCTTTACCCTGATTATTACCAGCAGCACAGGGAGGAAGTCCAGACTACTTTCGGTGGGCATCTGGAAGAATTGGTCAAGGGTGTACCTAGGGGTCTGGCTGGTGCATTTATTTCTGCTGGGGAAGGAGTATCAAATCTTCTTTCTGTCGGCAATGAGAGTGGTGCTTCCAGATACTTTCGTGATTTGCAAAAGAAATTAAATGAGAGTGCTGTTGGGGTAGACCAAGGATACGAAGATGCTTTCTCTGCCAAGCTTGGAGCGGGTCTTGGTTCTTTTGCTGCTTTCGCGATACCCGCCACAGCTACGGCAAAGGCTTTGGGTGTTGCTGGTAAGCTATCAAGGGCGCAGCAGGCTCTCAGGGCAAATAAAATAACCCTTCCACAATATGAGAAAATGAGAAGGTCTCTTTACATGAAGCCTTCTCTTGCCGCGATGAGTCTGGCGGTTCCTGTCGGTATCTCGGAACAGGGTAGAAATATAGCCTTGGCTAGGGAGATGGATGAAGAGGTTTCGCCATTCAAGGAAATCGTGTCTGAAGTTTTGGGCGGTGGAATAGGTGCAACGGAGGTTTTCCCTCTATTCAGTATGTTCAAGCGTATGCCCAAAGCGGCTGGTCCTTTATTAAAGATTCCGCAAAGGTTAAGGCAGGCAGCAACAACAGGTACGGCAGAAGCTCTACAGGAATCATTGGCAGGGATAGCACAGGATGTAGTAGCAACTGGAATTTATAGCGACAAGATACCGATTGGTGAAAGTTTTCTGGATGACTTTACTGTTGGTGGTGCAACTGGTGCGATAGCTGACCTGATATTCAGGGGTGTTGCTGGAAGGAAATCTTTGGGTAATGCATATGAAAGAGAAAGGGAAGCGGAACTAAGAAAGAAAACAGAGGCAAGATTCAAGACCAGAGCAGCGAGGACTAGGGAAGCAGAGGCTGCTGGTGCGCCCTCTATAAGTCCAGAACTTCAGCCAGAAAGGGACCCTCAACTTGAGCTTCCGCTGACGACTGCCCAAGAAACTACTGTGGGTATAGAGCCTGTTCCTGTGCTTGAAGAATTTGAACCCATACAGAATCCAGACGGTACATTTTCAGTAATAGGTTCTGTTACTGGAAAGAATATCGGTACTTTTCCTGATATTGAAGAGACGGCTAATGCTGCATTAGATGCAACAAAACAGTTACGGGAAGATTTTATTGATTCTTCTGTTAAACAGTCACTCTCCATAAATGGATTGTATGGAAATGGCAATGCATTCAGGATAGGTGAAATTGTTTATGATCCTACTGGGAACTTAATCGATGCCAAAGCGGTAGCGAATTATGATTCTGATTACAGTGTACGCAGGCAAAAACAAAAAGAAGATCAGTCAGTAGAAAAACTTGCCCGTGATGAGCAATTTTGGGGGCAATTCGGACAAGCAGTTTTGCCTCTTGGTGATGCTGCTGCAGAAAGTGACTTATTCAGGATTCAAAGTGAAAAAGAAATTTCCGATATATTGCAGCAAAGCAGGGTTTCAAAAAAGGTAGCAGACAATGTAGCCAAGAGAGTCTATGACGCAAAAGTTCAGGCGAGAAAATATCGTCTCGGACAGACTCAATCTATATATGATATCAAGGGAGTAGATAATTCAAGTGTTCTTGGTCAGCTTTGGGCCAAGGCAAAAAAGTTGGGAGTTCCTGTAAAGAGTTTTTATACGATTCAGGAAGCTAGAAAAATATTATCTGCCCCTGATTTCAATAGCCTGATGTCTGAGAAGGCGGCTATCGTATTACAAGGGCAAAGAGTTGATGTTGAAGCAGGCTATAGAACCGAGACACAACCTGAGACTTATCAGGTAAGGATTAAAGATAAGATAGAAGAAATCAGGGAAGCTCGCAAAGTTCCACTTGCTAGGAAAGACGGTAGAATTGATGTAAGCAAGAAAGCTTTTGACAAAGTCTTTAATGAAAAAAATATAGAAGTAGATTATAGAAGTCCAGAGTTCCAGTATTTTGCAGAATCCGTTGCTGGTTCAAAATCATTGGGAACCATGAGCCGTGGGCAAAAAGAAATGCTAATGGCCCGTGTCATTCAACTGAACAGGTTTAGTAGTAAGAGGAAGTTACCTGACTTCAGGCCAAGACCTTATACTGCCAAGCAACTGAATGAATTTTATGAAGCAAGTAAGGGAGAGTATATTACTACCCCTCAAATCAAGAATTTCGTTAAGAATAATGAAACAGGGCAGAATTTAACAAAGAAACAAATTGCATTGCTCAGGCAGGACCTGATCAACAGTGGCCGTGCTGACAGGGCTAAGAATAATAGAATCCGTATGGCTGAAGATTTTGATATGAGGCAGGCCAGAAACGCAGCACCTTTAAATGAAACTACAGAAGAGTTTGTGGAAAGGTTGGGTTCTTCTACAAACCTTACTCAGGAAGAAATATCTAATCTTTCCAGAGAGAATATTGATTTAGGTGAAAGGATTACGCCAGAAAGCCTGAAGCGGTTACCTCCCCCAGAAGGCTATTCAAATATGGCTACCTATAAACAGTTTTTTGATGAGGCGCGTAAAAGGCTTTCTGATATGGGACTTAAAGATATTGGATTGAAATTCAATAATGCTCTTGCATCCTCTATGGGTCTTTATCAGGTAGGTCCCAATGGGGAGATTATTAAAAATGCAGCTAAGTTCGATTCAAGAAATGATATGTTTTTCGAGCCTCGCGATGCTATTACTACAGGAGAATTTGATGCGCCTATGCGCCGTATACTTATTTCTCTTGACAATATTAATCCAGAAGGAAAGAAGACTGAAGAGGAGATGAGGGATTCGATAGCGCAAGTCATAGACCATGAGGTAATACACGCTCTGATTAGGCTTGATTTGTTAACCGAGCGCGAATACCAGAATCTTGTTAGCGAGGCAAACAGGGTATTGCCGAAAGAAGTTACAGATAGTATTACTGAGAATTATGCTGATCGAGATGGATTTAATGCCGAGGTAAGAAGGGAAGAAAAAGTTGCGGAATTGTTCAGACTCTATCGCAGTTCTCCAGATAAAATTGCTAAAAATCCACGCACTATAATAGAAAAAATTATCTCATTCTTTTCAAATATTATTGAGTCCATTTTTGGCGCTGGCTTCAGAAGCCCGACAAGTATTATGGAAAGTATAGCAAGCGGAGAGATTGGACGACGGTCACGCGATGAAGTAAGAAGTCTTAGAGAATTAAGAAACCTAGAGGCAACAACAGGGATACCTGTGGATATTGCGAGATATGGTCGTCATGGTTTAGTACCTCAGGATGTCCTTTTTTCAGGAACAGTTGAAGACGCGGTCTGGTCTCTTTACAAAAGGTTTCGTGGAAATATTCCAGCTAGTGAAATGAAAAAACTTTACAAGGAAGTTTCCCCATTAGGCAAAAGAAAACATTCTTTCAGGAATTTAGCTGATATAAGAAAAGACCTTGTTTCTTCCGTAAAGATGGGAATTGACAGGTTCTGGTATGAAAGATTCGGCAGGGAAGTTCCTCTTCTTGTTGGAAGTGCAAATATGAACGAGTTCAGTAAGGTCTTTGGAATTACTTCCGCACAAACAAGTCCAGAGGTCAACTTTAAAGACACACTAAGGACGATGATTATCGCTAGGAAAATCGATCCCGTAAAAGAATCATCCAAGTTTATAAGGGAATTACATAACTTCGGGGTAGGGAAATCTGATCCAGCCAGAATAAAATCAATTCAGAAAGTTTATGAAACAGGGGTATTCCATCCTGAGTATGGGCAAAAAACAGCTACCTATGCTTTGGAAATTCTTGAAGCAGCGAACAATAGTTTTAGCCCTTGGAGCGTAATCGACAGACATATGTTGGCAATTCTTGGGTTCGATGGTGGAAAGATGCAAAAAGGGGAAACCATTGAGGAATTTACAGAAAGGACTGGGCTGAAAAAGGAGCAGCCTAGTTTCACAGAAAAAGAATATAGAATCATGCAGGCCATGATGTCGCTTTTGGCTACCGAAAATTACACGATTAATGGTGAACCTTTTAATTTTTCTTTTCCTAGGCAGGTTCAGGCTTCATTATGGGGATTTCAGAAATACAAAAAAGGTTCTCCAAATGAAGGAACTTGGGATAGTTCTGTTCAACACGCTAAAGAAGAAATCACAGAATTAAATGAACTTATAAAAGAAGGATTATTCACTAAAGATAAACCTTTGACTGGTAGTAACTTTATTTCATCTCCTCTCTTTACCTCTTCATTGGCAAAGGATACTTTCAGTACTGATCAACAGGACTCAATGGCCCGTGCTATTTTGGCTCATTCGCCAGCAGTTATCTTTCAAACAAAGATGGGAGTCAAAAGAGGGTATTTCCCAGAAACATTGGATACACCTGTATCCCGTGAAACTTTGCACAACTACCAGACCAACCTTTTAAAATCCATTGCTGTTGGGAATCAGATTGTGGCGTTGAGGGAAATGCTTATTCCCCATCAGATTAGTATTTCTAATGGAACTAGATTGGGGGACTTGGCCCCTGAAATTATCCTGAGGTTACCGGGCGCTCCACCAAAATTGGTTCATGGTGTGACTGCGCTTATGGTGGATGCGCTGATGCTGGATTCGGCAACTACAAGTATGCCCCAACCAAAAGGAAAGAGGCATACTGGCCTTCAGCTTGTGAAGCCTTTAAATAAAGACTTTACATTAGAAGAGATCGAAAACCTTGCGGCATCTTTGAAGGGAATGACCAGATTGGTTGCGGGTCGGGAAGTGCCTGTTGATTTTACAATTTCTTCTACCGAAAGGTCTGGAATTATTTTATCGGACCCCAGAGCTTGGGAGGATAATTATTCTGAACAGGATTTAAGGGATTTTTATAGCCAGTTACAATCAATTGCAGGAGAAAGTGGTTACACACTGAAAACTTATGGAGAAGACACAGAACTCATCGAATATGAACAAACGGACGAAAATGGGGAACATATCGACTACCCGATTAGAGGAGATACAGAAATCCTTGGGGATCGTCAAATCGAAGGAGACAGATTCGATTTACAAAGAACCCTCCTTAACTATCTTTACATCCCCGCCTTTAACACCTACAAAAAATTCGCAGAAGAAATCGGAATAGCAGTTAATAATAATATACCTGCACTTGAGGAAGGTTCTGCTATGGCTGGACAGTTTCCTCTTACACTCAAGGAATATGATGGAATGTCCAGAGCAGCACAAGCTACTCGTGATGCTCCTAGGGGATGGATTCCTCACGTTAATCCTAATGCAAGCAAGCTTGCAATCCAGATTCTGTACGACATTCAGGACGGGAAGCCTCTGGATGAATCATACGGATACGAAAGCCCTGAAGATATTCCAAGATTTTCCAAGGGCCAAGCTGCAACACCAGCCAAATACCTTGAGGCTTCTGAAGCAATCGGTGGCGCTCGTCAGGCAGAGATGCCATTCGGGTACAGGTTGCTTGATGTTGCGGATACGAAAGAAGACGTAGATACAATTTTCAATAGAATCAGAAGAGGGATTATTGACAAATATACCTTTACTGAAAAATTTGTTGGAAAGGCAATTGAAGTTAGCCCAGAAGCCGCAGCCATGAATTTAATGGCGGACTCTGGGGCTATACAGGCCATCAGGTGGGTTGAAAGGGCCAGAGGAATATTTGCTGGAATGATCAAGTACGGCACTCCCACCCTAAAAAGTGGAGTAACGGGGGTGGAATTTAATACTGGGCTTCTGGAAATTCTGGTCCCGTTATTTGCAGACCCGAACATCAACAAGGAAGAACTTTTCAAAATTTATAGTATAGGCATAAGGGGAGAAAGGTTGAACTCGGATGGTATTCTGGTTCCACTAGATCAGAAGACGATTGACCTTGCGAAAGAAATTGAAATCGATTATCCAGAAGTGGTTGAGGTCTGGAAAAATTACCAGATATGGAATAACAAGCTGATCGATTATGCAGTGGAAACAGGAATATTAAGCAACGTAAGAACTAATGGAGAATTAATAGCAGATATAGTTGAAAGCAGAAAATCCATATATCCAGAAGCAGAACTGAAGGATATGGAGAATGCACAGTTACTTCAGATTGCTGGAGAGCTTGGGCTGGAGACCCGTGGAACTGCACAAATCTGGAAAGATAATTCTGATTATTATCCCTTCTACAGGAAAATGACCGATGAAACGATCAAGGGTCCCAATGTCGGGTCAGGTCTTCTTGTCGGGAATCCATTGAATATTGCATTGAAAGGAAGCGAAGAAGCGATAGAACCTGCACCTATGGAGGTTATTGCCAGAAATTCACTTTCCATATTGACTGCAGGTATGAAGAATGATGCCTTGCGAAAACTTTCCAAGACTTTTGAGTTGGCTAATATGGCCGTAAAGGTTGATGCCAAGAACGCTCAAGGTATAGACATCCTTCCAGTCTTTGAGAACGGGGTTAGGGTTTTTTACAAGGTTGCAGACCCTCTTATGATTGACGCGATGCAGTCAGTAGGAATGCAGGATTTACAGGGTGTAATGAAAATTTTGGCAGTTCCAGCAAGTTTCCTCAGGGAGATGGTTACGAGAGACCCAGCCTTTATCCTTGTCAATATGATGCGTGATACGGTCAGTGCCTATGTCACAAGTGGTGCTGATTTTACACCAGTGATAGATACCTTTAGGAATTATGGTGCGGATATTACTGAATTGGAACGGTTCGGGGTAGTCGGTGGTTATGACTACTCCACGGATGAGATGGATATTGTCAAGTTTATCAAGAAAGAAATGCGTAAACAGGGCGTTGGAACGAATGGCTCCCTGTCTGCTAAAGACGCTTTTATGAAGTTATGGGATTTCATGGGAGAACAGACATTATATTCAGATGCGTCTACTCGACTGGCAGTTTATAAGAAGGTTAAGGAGCTAACTGGGAACGAGGCAGAGGCCGCTTATCAGGCGATGGAGATCATCAATTTTTCCAGAAGGGGAGCGAACCCTCTCTTCAGAATTATTACGGCATCGATCCCGTTTATGAATGCAAGAATTCAGGGACTGGATGTTCTCTACAGAGGATTACTTGCTGGTAAATATTCTGCTGTGAGAAAACTCCAGCATGGCGAAAAGCAGGGGGACATGGAGAGGGATATTATATTTAATGCCCTAACGCGGGGTGGGTTCCTGATGCTTATGACCCTTCTTTATTATGCTTGGGTTTCAGATGATGAGCAGTACAGGAACCTCAGGCGCGAGGTCAGGGATAATTACTGGGTTGTTCCCACCCCTTGGGGGGTTTCTGGGAAGATTCCTATCCCATTTGAAGTAGGAGTCCTGTTCAAGGTTATTCCAGAAAGAATGGCAGACCTGATGTTTGGTGAGGGTGGAATGAATGAACTCATCGAGAGCTACAGTAGACAGGGAGTTTCAACGCTCAAAATAGACCCATTAGGCTTTCAGGTACTCAAGCCATTCTTGGAGGCACTCCGAAACAAGAGCAGCTTCACAGGCACGGAAATTGTTCCGAGTTATATGGAGGAAGGATTGGAGAAGGGATACCAGTCCAGATACCAGACGAATGAACTCGCTAGGCTTATCGGGGAAGGGATGAATCTTTCTCCGATGAAAATTGAATACGCCCTGCGTGGTTACGGGGGAACTCTAGGGACCTATCTCCTCACCCTGATTGATGTCGCTCTCAGGCAGGCCACTGGAAGGGATTACATCAGGCCGAGATTAGACCAAGCCCCCATCCTGAGGAGGTTCTTCCAGACTCCATACGGGGGTGGACTCCAGCAGCAGTATTATGAACTCAGAACGATTAGCAATCGATTTGTGCAGACTATGAACTCTTTGAGGGATGAGGGCAGGCTGGATGAGTTAGAGGCTTACAGGCAGAATCACGGGGGTCTTGTACGCACCAGAGGCCAAGTCCTTGCCATAGACCGTTACCTGAGGAATTGGAGGAACAGGAGGGACAGGGTGCTGCACTCAGATGCCTCCCCTTCTGAGAAGAGGACCTTGATCAACCAGATGGAATCGGACAGGGATGTACGGCTGGCGAATGTCCCAGAACTACGCGAAAAGGCTGATATTCCCGTTGTAACCTTGGGCCTTTAAAAGCAGCATTTCCCGCTCTTCCTTGAGCGGTTTCAGCTTGAAGAAACCATCATAATCTGGATGTCTGGCATGGAATAGCCTTGCATAGAAGGCTATATGGTCATTGGATATCTTGAACTCTCCTCCCTGCGTCTCAATCTCCCGATTCCACCTGATCCTGTTTACTATGGCCCAATGGGAGTAGTGTCTCCTGTTGCCAGAATGGATAGCTTCCAGAGTGTATTCCTCAAATTTTTCCCACACCTCTGGGTTCATCCTGTGCCAAGCCCACCATTCCTTTTTTCTGGAATCCAGTTCCTTTTTTAATTTCCCGATTCTGTCCATGTGATTGCCCCCGAAATAAAATAATACCAGTAAAATATTTATTTTTTCGAGGCTTTCTTGGCTTTCGGCCAGCCATCAAAAAAGCTCAAAAAATATATTTTGTAGAGTGAAAGAATTTTTGAAAGGCTTGCTTTATGAAATTCTTTCAATTTCATGCCGTCCTCTTCGGATAGGGTTTAATGAGTTTCTCTATCTGCGCCCTGTGATATTTTTTCTCTTGCTTCGTACCTCTGAAAAAAAAGTATCTGGACTTGGATTTCTGCTCAATGAATTCTGCGTTGGGAAACATATCGAGAATCTCTTCTTTCTTTGTAGTGCCGATCTTTTGCCGGATTGATCTTGAACCGTACAGTTTTCCATTTACCGACACGCCCAATCTGGTGTCAGTCTTTCGCATCACGCCGACATAATTAAAATTACAGGCTTGGTAAATTGTTCCAATTTCTCCAGCAAGTTCATCGGTGGTCGCCGTGATGATTTTATATTTTACTGGTAATAATTTAATTGCCCTTGAAATCAATCTGCTTGCCGAATGTTTGTGCGCCCAATGTACGCAAGCTCCTCTGGACAGCAAAATAATTTTTCCAGTGAAATCGTATTTATCCCAGACTCCGAGATTTTCTGCATATTCATCGCTGAAAACTACCGCCCCACCGCATACATTTTCAAAGAAAATTCCGTAACAAACTTTTACCATTGCTGGCATACATCCGAGCCATTCGTATTTTTCTATAATTTCATTTGCCTGCCCGTAGCTAATCTCTCTGACCTCAGCCTTTCTGATGTCTGTATCAATCTTTTCCCACCATCTTCCAAATAAATCTTCAGAAGGTTTGAGTGCCTTTTCCTCGCGTATTTTTCTTTGATGGGCTTTGATGGGCTTTCCTGTAGTTCGGTTAAAAACCCCCCTACCAACCTTGTATACCTATTGGTGATTTCAATAGATGATTGATAGAGGGGCGTTGATATGCACCCAAAGAAGTGCTAAAAAAGGTACAACCAACTATTAATAATTTTAACACGATGGTTTTGATCCTTAACCCAAACAAAAAACCCCCCCTACCAATCTCGGTGCACCTACTTGTAAGTTTGGTAGAGGGGTAAAGCAGCCAAGGAACTTGTTGGAGTTACGCCAAGCTGCTTTGATTGTGGAAATAATTACTAAGCTCCATATCGTTTGCGTTCCTCTCTCGCGGTGACGACCCTAGTGCGCCACTCTTCGAACCCTATCTCGATAGCCTTTAACTGACAGCGTACAGCAGCGAGGTGGCCTTTGGCTTTGGCAAAGTTAATCCTTGCCTGATAGACCTCAGGTTGCACCTCTGCATACCGTTCTTGGGAAGCACTCGTCTTGCACCCATCACCTAGTGCCTCAGTCTTTTTCAAGGCTAGGATTTTTTTTATCTCAGCATCCCACCTGTGGACGCTCTCTTCTGCTTCACGCAAGCCTGCAGAAAAGTTTCTTATTTTATCCATCCAGCTTTCTTCGATTTCCATTTATTATCCCTCTTTCTGCGGAACCAGAATAGCATCGCGATCAGGCCACACAACCAGAAGGCCATCTTCTGGAATGCCAACGCAAGTTATTGAGTCCGAGACTTCCACTTTATCTTCTGGATTTGTTTTTCCAAGCATCGTCATTGCTTTTGAGACTGTTTCGTCCGAAGCATTTGTGCCTTTGATAATTTGAATGTTAGAAACTTTAGAATGGGACATCGTCACCTTCCTCCATAGAAATATCTACGGGTTCCTCAGCTGCCTTCTCTTGTTTTTTCATCGGAAGATCAACCCTTATAAATTTAAACTCAGTTCCCTTTTCGTTAGAGACCCTGTCCCACATTGCAACTTTTATTTCAATTGTTGGAGATTTATCCCCACTATTGATTTCGGTCACAATCTCCTTGAGAAGCTCCCTAGTAAGGTCAATCTTTCCAGTCCAATCAGGGTGGTTTGCACCTTTTTTGAAACTGTTTTTCCATGCTGCCCCGTCTGCCTGTGGTCTACTATTTGTCGTCATGTTTTTCCTCCTTAGTCATTATCATATTCGTCACGGTATCTACTTCTTCCTTCTAACACATCAAAGCCAAATCCCCTATACTCCAATTCACAAGAATAGAAAAATTTGCTGATATCGTGCAGATGCTTTTTTCTTGCACTCATTTGGAAGTACCCCTCACTTCATCTGGAAATCTGTTCAGATTTTTCTCTAGGGCCTTGTCGAATTCAATCTTGAGTTCTGGAAACTGCTTGCCCATGATATCTATGTTGTCCTTTTCTGCACGGTACAGGGATCGAAATTTCTTCATAGCTTCATCATCAGTGCCATCGCTAAGAATTGCATCTGAAATTTCATTGTAGTCCTCAAGAAATTTGGAAGCCCAAGCCTCATCAAAAACCTTCCCGTTTTTAGTCAGGACTTGGGTCAGTTCTTGCCCGTCTCCAGCCACGATGTGGCTGTCGGAAACCTCTGTGACCAGAATTTCTTTTTTGAAATCTGACTGGTCAGTTTTCTTTTCAGCCTTCTTCGGTTTCTTCTTTTTCGATGGTTCTGGATTTGGTGCTTCTGCTTTCTCGTTGATAGCGTGGTCCACTTCCTCAAAGCTTGCATAACTTCCACCGCTTAGGCCGCAAGCTGCGAGTGACCGGCCAATCGAACTTGTCAAGCAGTTTTCAACCGCACTGGTCTTATTAACCATGCCAGCGCCACGGAACTCTTCAGCAAAATCGTTAGCAAGTTGTCGCCACGAGCCATCCACAAAGACGCTGATTACCGTTTCCGTCATAACTTTTGTTTCGTCCGCTTGATGGATGGTTGAAATTATTTTTCCTCTTTCTCCATAAGCTTCACGAAAAGCCTGCACACGAACATGGACCTCAGCGTAATATTTTCCTCTGATGTTAACTTTGTCATCATCGCTCAGGGTGGACATATTCTTCACTGCGTCTTTCAGCGGGTCGTCTATCTTCTTCAGTAGGGTTTCAACCAAAGTTGTCGGTTTTGTTTCTTTGCTCACGAATCTTCCTCCTCAACCAGAACTGGTTTCATTTCAAATGGCTCATTAATAATTACTATTTCCGAGATCACGTTGGCTCCACGATAGGCTCGCGAGACCCAACCCTTCGCATCTTCATCGTCTTTGAAAGGCCCGAATCCACACGTTAAAGCAAGGTGTGAATTAGGGTCTCCGTATTTTATGACGGCTATGTAGCATCCTTCGAATTCTTCGTCCATTGTTCCCCTCCTTCGGAGTTTTTAACTTCCTCCTGATACTGGCTGCAAAAATTAGAAACAGGGCAGTAAGCCTTGCAGCGTGTGGCTTCTCCCTTGATAAAAACTATGCTGATATCTTTATGAATTTTTTCTGGTACGTTTTTCTTTATCCATTCATTCGCTTCTTCTTCGGACGGCAATCTTCGCATTGCGCTCTTCCGTCCTTTCTTTGTGACGCGGAACTCGTCTGGCTTCATCCAGCGTTCTTCGTCAGTACAGACTGGCATTACCCTTATTCCCATTTCCACTGCGATGTCGGTTTCTTTGTGAAGTGCAACCCTGTCAGTAAGGAACTTCTCAGTTTTCTCTGTTTCCCAAATTTCAACTGGCAAGGTTGCAATGGGACACTCAGGATAGGGCGATCCGCTTCGTTCAAATTCCCAACGATTCCAGTCCCTGCACAAACAAATAATATTTAACTGGTCTATTTTCTTTCCTGTGGATTTCTCGTAGAGATACTTATAGCAATTGAGTTGGGAGACCCATTCACTTTTAATACCGTTCTTGATTGCGTTCTTGACGGTATAGGAACTGGTTACCTTCCAGTCTTCAAGTTTCTTTTCGGGTACGTTGAGATTGTCAATCTGTCCACTTACCTTCTTTCCAAGAATATCCACAGTGAACCTCTGCTCAGTGAGGTTGTCCGTGTAGTTTTCGTTGGCTCTTTCTATTACAGCATGAATGCCACTGCCGAGTAGTTTCCAGATTTCGTCTGAATAATCAATTGTAATCTCTGGCCTGTACATTTCCTTGAGGACTCGCTGCTGTGGTGGGGTGATAAGCCCAGTGATGGAAAAATCACTATCCCCCTTGCTGTACTTGTCATTGTGATAAGCGCGGATAATCTCGCTAGGCACGTTAAATTTATTCGTAAACTTCATTCGGGTAAAAACCTTTTAATTGACTTACCCTGATCCCACTCTTCAAGGTCTTTTTTTAACTTTTTATTTTCTGATTTCAATGATTCCATCTTTCTCTCTTCCTCAATCCGTTTTTTTCTTTCTGCTGCATACTTTTTTTTAAGTGCTTCCACTTGCTTATCAAGATCAGCTTGTTGCCTCTCTTCGTTGTTGACCTGATGCCAAGCATCAGAGTTGTCTTCAATGGTCATAGTTTTCTCTCCTGATCACTTTGTTATCGATGTCTTTTCCATCTGTCAGTACATGGGGCTTCATTCCCTTTATCCAAGCATCCCGAACAAATACAACCCGACTGCCCCTTGGTTTTCGTGCGTGTTCTCCCTGATAGTATTTTTCGTGGGTAAGTGTTCTGAAATGAAAACGCCTGTATCCGCCTGCTCTGGATGTGAACGACCGCTTGGGTCCTTTCAAATTAAATATTACTGGTCTACTTTTCTTTTTGCTCGGCATTTCCCGAAGTGACATCGGTATTCCGCCATGCCCGTTCCTCTTTTTGAGAGGCACTCCCTCGATCAGAACTTCGTCTCCCAAGGCTTGGATGTACACTAAAACGGATGTAACCAGTCTGGTTATTTCACAGAGTTCTTCTACTGGGCTTTTGTCACCTAGGAACATCTCTTTGCTCGCGTTGCCCTGACCTTCCAGAATTAAATTCATAACTTCATCATCGATTTCCTTGTCTCCGCGCCCGTAATTAGCAGTTTTTTGTAACTGGTCAGGAGACACGGAAATTGCACCAGTAGATTCGTTGCCATCAAAAACAATTGACACTCTTTTGTCGTTGTTTTTGATGTCGTCCTTTGGCGATAATTTAAGGTCAGGATGTCCTCTCATAATTTTTTCCTGCAAATTAAGATGCAGTTGATAATATCTTCCAAGTGCCTCTTTCTGAGTAATCCATTCTACTTTTTCTTCTTCTTCTCCAGATAACCCCAGTGAATGAAGTTCTTTGTCGGTTATCGTAATTGCCCCTCCTTCCACCTGATACTGGACTCCCATCCTTCCAGAATTCCAAGGAATTAGTTCGTTGTCTCCTCTCACGCAACCTAGGAGGTTTATCAAATGGCAATACCATCGAAAAACCGTTTCCGATCTTGAGGAATAAGAAAAAAGTAAACTGTTCATGGGTTTGCCGTCACGCATAAAATCATTGGGTATCATCAGAAGAAAGCTTGGAGTGTCATTCAAAAGCTTGAATCCGTCAGTTTGGTAGTCGGCATCCATGATGCTGTGGAGCAGTTCTGCGGACTCAGGAAATATTATATTTTTGGGGGTTGAGTTCAAGTAATGGTTTTCGATTTGCAGTTTTATTTTTTGATTGTCAATTTCAGTATCAGAGAAAAAATCACTATAACCAGAACTTGTTTTATTAATATCCTCCAGACTGATGGGTATATTATTGGTGTCGTCCAGTTTTGCCACCTTAGACCGATTGTCCCCACTTCCAAGCAAAGCAATTCTGCTTGAGGATGTGGTGTCAGCATCTGACAGTCCCTGCACTACCTCGCCCGTGTTCCACTTGTTTGCTCCAGTCTGATGGGCGCACGAAATTTGCTCAACCAGAAAGCACATCAAGTTCCACGGGTCTAGGTTTGCATGACTGCGCGAAACTGGATGCCACAATTCTGGTTCGTGTTTAGCTGATTTTTTTACTGTCTTAGCCAGAGAACTGCGGTGTGAATTGGGTTTGACCCACCTCCAAGGGCGGTAATTTTTCACTTTATTTTATTCTCCAAATCCCCACACCTTCTGGAAGCTGCCTGATGGTGAATTTTTTAGAAGGATTTTTGTGCGTGTATCTCAGTACAAAATTTCTTATAATTTTCACTTCCTGTCCGATCTGATTCTTCGGAATAGGAACCAGTACATGGTCACCTGATCCAAGCTCATCCAGATCGAGCGGATATTTTCTAGGCTTTCCTTTCGTTTCTGGAATAGGAACACCGCTCACTACTTCAAGCTTCATTTTGTGCCTCCTTATGATTCTCAATTTTTCTTGAATCCAGTTCCTTTTTCAATTTCCCGATTCTGTTTATCCTAGCTGGAATAACCTTTGTAAAATTGCAGGCATTGCAGCACCTTCCCTCTTGAACGGGCAGGGAATTGTTTCCTTGGGTCCAGTAGATTTTTCCCTTATCGTCACGGTCTGGGAGGATTGGTTTTTTACATATTACACAATTCATATTATCCCCCTAAGTTTTTGACCATTCGCAGATTTCAACGGTGAGCCTTCTGTCTTTACATAGAACAGTTACTTCGCTTTTGCTGAGTTCAGAACCGATGTCGTGGGTTGTGAGATTGACTAGGCCGATTACCAAGTATCCTTGGTGTTCGTTGCCTAGCATGGGTTTTTGAGCCAATAAAATCTTGGCTTTCATATAGATGCCTCCTTGATGATTTCGATGGGGTGGTGCTGATTATAAAAGAGTTGGTTGGTGGTGACAAGCATGAGACACAGATGGTTGATGGAGCTTTTTTCTGGTGCTAGACTTGGGCAATGAATTTCACGGCACTCAAAATTAATTCGGCTATTCTCAAGCAGGCAATCAGAGATGTTGGAAGTAGTGATTCTGAGCTAAAGAAAAATGGACTAGAATATTTTCTTTCTGATGACTTCCTGAAAATTTCACAGGAGCTTGGCATCGATTCAGGTGGTGCAAGAAAAAATGTTCTGAGAATTTTAGAATATCCTCAGGTCTCAAGGAAAAGAATTTCAGACTGGATGGCGCGTATGGTGGACAAGAGAATCACAAGGAAAGCAAATGGCTAGCATAGGTGGTTTGATTTTCTTGCACACTCCCCCCAAGCACGGGGAAATTATCAAACCGATCAGAAGGATATTGAGCGTCAAGGTTTGTTTGGGGTGCGGAATCGAGAGTCCCAGTCTGGGGAAAAATAAATTTTGCAATGCCCTGTGCCTCAAAAAATACCGAACACTCAAACGCAAGAAGCCCCTGTCTGTTGGCAAGATCAACGTAGGGTTAGATGAGGACATTTACACGCCACCCACACATCTTGGATCGTTTCCGCACGATCTGAAACAAGCACTTGAGTGGGCAATTTATCAGAATGATATCAACGAGGAATCTTTCTGCCACGACCCACAGCTTGCTGAGTATCACGATTTTGTGAATGACAGCTTCCGCGAGAGGCGCATGATCAGGAAAATTTCGAAATTTATTTCATCTTTAGAAGAGGTATAAGAATTATATAATAATAATCTTATACTAAGTCTTAGTTAGAACTACTTAGTAAGAACTATGAGGAGGACCAATGCAAATCCAAGAACGAGAGAAGAGAGAATTTTTTTTAGCACATATCGAAAAACAGCCACCTACCCAAGGACTTCCAATCGGGCAATTCAAAATCAGCTGTCCAGATTGCCAGTCCCAGAGAAAAAACAAAGCCGACAGGCCCTTGTCGGTGAAGATCGAAAGCGACAGATTGGTTTTCCACTGCCACCACTGCGGTGAGCGCGGGTCTGTATTTACCAATAAGACCATAAATTTCAACAACTTGGAGCGTCCTGTTAAGGCTGCCCCAAATATAAAAAATATTCCTCCCAACCACCTGTCTGGACAGGCAGCTGATTGGTTGAAGCAACGCGGGATCGACCCAGTCATTGCTGATAAGGCTGGCGCAATCCTCAACCAAAAGAATAATAAACCAGTAATAGGTTTTCCCTATCTGACAGACGGTAACGTGGACGCAGTAAAGTGGAGGTCTGCCAATGGAGCGAAAACTTTCTGGTGGGAGGGAAAAGCATCCCGCCTGTGGGGTCAGCAAATTTTCGATCCTGATCTTCCTATTCTGGATGGCATTATTATTACCGAAGGAGAACTCGATTGCCTTGCCGTGCAAAACGCATTCGCTGGGCACATGAATATCCAGTGTTATTCAGTTCCGAATGGCGCACCGTCAAAAATCTCAGAGAACCGCGTTGCTCCAGAAGAGGAAGGTAGATTCAAATTCATATGGGAAGAAAGGGACAAGTTCAAAAGCCAGACAAAAATTATCCTAGCTACCGATGCTGACAAATGCGGGGACCTACTCGCTGCAGAATTAAGCAGAAGATTAAATGCAGGACGATGTACGAGAGTGAGCTACGGGACACACAAGGATGCCAATGAATTACTGATGGCAGATGGCTCGGAAGCCGTGAGGGAATCCATCATCAATGCAACTCCGATGCCGTTGCACGGGCTGAACGACATTTCCAGTTACCACGAAGAATTCCAGAGGCTCTATGATCAGGGAGTGCCTAGGGGAATTTCAACTGGCTACACCTCTGTCGATAAGTTATTCAAGCTTACTACCAGCAGTCTAGTTGTGATCAGCGGTTGGCCGTCAGAAGGCAAGTCAGCTTGGCTCGATTCATTGATCGTAAACGTAGGACGCTCGACTGGACTCAAGACCTGTTTCTGCTCTTTCGAAAAACCTCCAGCCATGCACTCCGCGCTGTTGTCTCAAGTTCTGATTGGTAAAAGTTTCTTTTCCGATGGCTCTGGACCCCGCATGACACAGTCCGAAAAAGACTGGGCGGCAAGCTGGATCAAGGATCACATCCTGTTCCAAGATTACAGGTCCGATGAGCTTCCGACCATTGAGAAAATTCTAGAGAAAGCCGAGGGAGCCGTCATGCGTGGCTGCAGAATTCTCGTAATCGATCCGTTCAATTTCATCCACGCTAAGTCGATTGATACTGATTTTATCTCCAGTGTACTTACCAAAATTCAACTTTTCTGCAGGCATTATGACGTTCTTTGCCTTTTTGTGAGCCATCCCGCAAAGCCAAGTTATCGTGACGGCAAGCGTCCATTGGTGGGAGGACTCGATGTGGCTGGATCGATGCACTGGTTTTCGAAGTGTGACGTTGGATTGACGATCAGGAAAATTGATGATGAAAGACCAGAAGATGGAAACTGTGAGTTGATCGCTTGGAAAGTCAGGTGGGGTTGGTGCGGAAAGACTGGAAAGGTTTCTCTTATCTTTGACCCAAGGACTGGGCGTTATTCAGAAGTGCAGGGAGATATCGAGGATGAAGACTTCGACTGGTCCCTGTAGGGAGACTGGCACTCGATGCCTACATAAGAGGCATCGAGTAGGTGTTGACCGACTTGGGCAGGCTGTTGTCCTCGATCAACACGCGATTGACAGGCTGTATCTTTTGAAACAACTGTCGGCACAGCAGCACAACGTAGCAAACCAGTATTTGGGATTGATTTCGAAATCGGGTGCTTTTGGCGGAAGTGTTTCTTGGGAAAGAATATTTACTGATCATAATTCTTCTCCGAAACCGTTCCACAGGTCCGTTGTATTACTAAAGGTTCAAAGATTAATTTCCCAAGAATGCGGGAATGAGGATGAGAAGATTTTCTGGGCATTGATGGTGGGGAATCCCATAGAGATCAGGGATGGAGTCGTAAATGTCGCCCAAAGATGCTGCGACACCTTGATTAATTTTTGGGGTCTTGGGGAATCACCTTCTGAAGGCTTTTTGCAAGCTCTACCAGACCATACTTAGTCTCTTTCTTGTTGGGGTAAACGGTTTTCCTCCTGCTTAATTCTCCAGCCAGTATTGGATTCTTCTTCGCGGCAGAATGAATCAGGTGGATGATTTGTTTATTCACTGATCGATCTTCATGTTCAGCGAGTGCCTTTGCCAACAGCAGCGTTTCCTCGCTACATCTAATGAAGATTGTTTTTTCGTTTTTCATTGGATACAAATTCCTTTGCTGATTCTTCCCAGTCTGGAGAGCCTTCTTCCTGCGTTAATCCGAATCCCTCAACCGTGTTCATCACGACCCCTACAGCTACGCTCTCGCCACCGATCTGGTAGTAGCCACGTTTTTCAAGTTGCTCAACAGCATCAGCCAGAGCAAATTCATTCTTCAGAAGCGGACTGTCGAGCAGGGTGATGGCGAATGCGATGGAGTCTCTTTCATCATCGAAAAGCCAGACAAAATGTTCCCAACTGCCTTCGCTTTCTGGCGGGTCTTCTTGTATTTGGGTGAGGACGAAGGTGTGCCGAATGACAGCAAACTTCATTATTGAGAAACCTTTTCTTTTTTAAAGTGTTTACGCATCAAATGGATTCCGAAATAACAGGGAAGGAAAAGGATCATCATAAGACCGATGAATATAAAGAAGGGTACTTCCCACCAACGCTGCCAAGAAAAAACTGGTACTGAAACTTCCATAATCATTGCCTCCCTTTATCTTCATCATAATAGCATATTGCTTGCTCTATGAAAGCGTATGCACATAAAAAAAGGGGCCAATTGCTTGACCCCTCAGGAGGTGAACCGAAAACGTAAACCCAAAACGTCTCGATGTGCTCATAGTAAACCATCTGGCCGACTTGGATCAAGAGGAAAGACACACGATCCGAGGAAAGGCACACGATCCGAGGAAAGGCACACGATTGGAGGCGCGGCTCAGACCACCCCCCGTTACTGGAATAACGGGGGGTGGTCTGCCCTAAGTCTTTGAAATTCAAGAAGTTTCTGGTCAAAACGAAATTTTACCAGTAAATATTTTGTTAACTACGCTCGCGGTTGCCAGCTTCTCTCGGCTCTTCCGTATAAGCTTTTGAATATTAAGAAGTTTATGCAGTTCAAAAATAAACGCCTGAGCTTCCACAGTCGGGATCACCAGAACATAAAAAAATAAGCGACAAGGAAAAGATAAAAAAGTTTATGCCGGCATAAAAAAGTTTATGCCGGAGAACTTTTTCAAAAATATTTTTTTCACCTAACTATTCAAAACTTAACAGGGGGGGGAGACATTTCTCCCTAACCGCCCACCTTTTTAAAAGTCTCCCCAAGAAAGTTATCTTTTGACTGGTAAATATTTATTTACCTGAAGTAAGCAGGTACGTTTTTTCAGGCAAAAAAAAAGGGCAGTAGCATTTCTGCTACTGCCCTAATTTTGCACTGCTTGTTTATGGAACCTGTTACCAGTGTTGTTCCCATCGCAACTAGACTGTGACTAACCGTCTTCCAGCCTTCCCTGTCGAATTTGTCAGTAGGGGAATCTTGGTATGACCTACTCTCATCGCATTTTAGCCATCGACTGGCCGCGTTGGGCTAACCGCCAACGCTCGGTTTCAAGATACGAAAATCAGTAACCGCGTATCCCCATCTGCTGCTGAGAACTTTACCGCTATGCTCTTTGCACTTAGCGTCCCAAATCCACTGAGGGATGGTTCCGTCCTTCTCATCATAGATTTTCTTTCCAGCACGAGTCACGAGAGGAAAGAAGAGACGAACCTTTTTCTTGAGCGACCCTGATCGTCCGTTCTGCAGCGGAACACTGTCGGACAGAGTCCAATCGAATGCAACTGATCTTTCACCTATCCAGTCTGGATCGGTTCCGACAAAGATGCGCATATCCTGTTTCGCCTTCCAAGCTTTCTTTTCTGCCTCAAGCTCATTCTTTCTTTCGTCAGTGCAATCACTGGCAAAGTCAAGATTTTTAAGACCTATGAAAACAGGACTCGTTTCGCCCTCAGCAAAAGCAACCGCAAAGAATCCGAACTTCCCATCCTTGATCGAGCGCACTTCAACTTCTTTGCCCTTCTCAATTTTGGATTTGATTCGGTCAGTAGATACGACTGCATTGAATGGGCAGCTTTGAGATTTTTCAACTGACATTTTTCACCTCCCTTTCCTTAGATTTTAATAGTTCAATTCTATCTCTTAGTAATTTAATCTCACGTTGATAGGCTTTCTTCTTTTCTTCGATAGCGTTCAGTTTTTCAATAACATTATCAGCACTAGCAGTGCCGAGTTCCAAAAGATGGCCTATTATTTCCTCAACTGCGCCTACATCATCAAAATCATAGAGTAGGTTATGGTTCGCCATTTTTAAGAAAGTCTCATCTACTAGCGCATCTATTTTTAACAATTCATCCATTTTTCACCTCCCTTTCCTTTAACGAAAGATCATCTTTCATTTTCTTTCGAGTACCCTTGGACGCTGCACGTTTTAATTTCCTCGTGCCTAATCGTCCGTAAGTACCAGAAATACGCCGGCCTAACTTTTTTTCACTACTCATATTTCACCTCCGACTATTTCATTTCAATCAAGATTGGCGATAAAGCCAATCCACCCCTGTTTCGTCCTTTTGGACTCATTCAGCCAGACTTTCAGTCTGAGACAGTGGTTTTTGGAAATTCGGAAGCCCACATTTGCGCTTAGACGCGATAAAAGGGAGTGACCCTTGTCGTGATATCACCGAAAACAGCCCCTCTCAGATCGCCTCTAATTTTGCCGCCCTCTGCAGGCCGCGCTATAAAAGGGATGAAAGACACCCGATGAATGACACTCGATGAAAGACACTCGATGGCTTTCTTTCCGTGAGATTCTAGGATCAAAAAAAAACGAAATAAAAAAAACAAGATGAATTGTTATTTCACAAAACGAATTGTTATTTCATCTCGGTCCAAAATAATATTTTACCAGTCAAAACTTTTGTCTGTTTCGATCTTTCGATCTCATCAGGTGGAACACACATTCCACGACAGATTATCCCCGCCCAGAGGGCGCGACTTTTGTCGCGCCCTCTTTCTCTCTCTCACCTACCAACGCAAGTCTATCGGATCAATGTAGACGATCTCTCCGAAGGGAAGCTCCTCAGACCAGCAACTCTCAGAAGTCACTGCCCAGATTACGGGTACGTCTGGCTCCACATCCTCATCAACTTCTCCCTCGCCGTCAGTGAAGTAGATGATCGCAACTACGTCATCCACTTCGCCTTCGGACCAATCGTTGAACAGGTTGAACGGGGGGGTGAAGGATGTACCACCACCACCTCGCCTAACCATTTTCAAGTCCTCTTGATCGAGGTCAAAAACGTCCCACCACTCGCCGTCACTGTTTTTCTTAACGCTGGTATCGCAGTAGCAGATTCTGACCCGCTCAATCCCGCATTCCTCCAGAAGAATCTGAAGCTCTGCAGAAAAGACATCTAGCTCACGCTGTGAAACAGAACCTGACGTATCAACCATCACCGCAACTTCGCCGCCATTAGGCGATTTAAGCCGCGATGGAAGATAAGTCCCAGACCATGCAAATCGGCGGTTTGGCCGCGACCAAGTCGTATCGTCCGAAAGTGAATCCATGAGTTTATCCTTCATCAATTCCTTCCAGTTGATTTCGCCTTGGTGCTTCGGGTTATCCGCTGCCGCTGTGGTCCAATTGCCAGTGTCACTTCCAGCTGGCAAGGTTGCTTCGAGTTTTTCCGCAAGGGTTTTAGCCCGTTGGAATTCACCTCGAAGCTCTTCCATCTCGTTGCTATCAAGCTTGGTCCCATCATCATGCCTTGGCGCAACAACACCTCCAGCCAGCTCGGGCAAATCAGAATATTTATCAGTCTGATTTTCTTTGCCATCGCCTTCGCCTTCGGAACCTGAGTCGGAGTCTGAATCTTCTTCATCTGCGCATGGATCACAGCGACCCCAGTTTCCACCGTTGTCGATTTCAGTCCCGCAGTTATTGCAAGTTTCTTCGGACTCTTCGCCTTCGCCTTCGCCTTCGGATTCGCCTTCGGACTCTTCGCCTTCGGAGCCGTCTTCGCCGTCTTCTGAACGGGTCCACATGGTCTCTTCTTCGCCGTCATCGTCCTTAGTTAATTCCTCGACAATTTCCTTAAGCTTCTCAGGGTTGTTGTCCAGATCGCGGCATATAGCTTCGACCGCCCATCCCCGATACTCAGGCAGCAACAGACCGCCCTTAGGCATTGTCAAGCCGCATTCATAAACGAGAAAAGAATTGATCGAAAGGTCTGCAGCTATATTAAAGAGCTTCAGATTCCACGATCCAATTCGGAGCGGATGTTCAAAGTAATCATGTCCAACTTCATGCGTCACAACAAAATCCAATTCATCCTCAGTCCGACTGAGAACGTATTCTGGATTATAGAAAAAGTGAATCATGTCGGTTGCACAAGTGCCACTCTCTAACATCACAGGTTTGAGGTTCAATAATATCTTCGACAAGCTCATGTGATCGCGCATGACGCGAAGGTTAGAGCGTTTCAAAGCTATCATTGCTTGCTCATTCATCGTTTCAATATTCATTGTTTCACCTCCAAGTGATATGAATATATTTGCTGTTTCGATCTTTCGATCTCATCAGTTGGAATACACATTCCAATACAGCGGGGGGAACAAAATCGTTCCCCCCTTCACCTTACTTAAACGCCTTGCCCAAGAAGCTGTCTTTCAGATTGTCCACTGACTTGTCGAGACTCTCGGAGAGAGTGTCCCTTTTCGCCTTCGACTCTGCAGTGTCTTCCCTGTATGACTCCAAATCGCTTCCAATTGTTGAGAAAGTTTTCACCAATTTCTGGTGAGCTTTCTTGATGTCTGAATTTCCACCAAGAATGTCCTCGTTAATTGTCGGCAATTTGGACAGCGTATCTCGCAAATTGTCAAAGCTTGCATCCTTGAAGAACGACTTCTGTTTATTCTTCGGATCATACTCAACCAACTTGGTAGCGAGATGGCTAACCTCGGACAGTAAGCTCTCGACAGTATCCTTCGCAGCATTTTCCACGCTTTGTCGAATACGTCTTTCAGCGTCCGCTTCGATTCGCTCGCGAAGCTCTTTGCTGAGATTGAGTCGAATGTCCACCTCACCTTCTTTCTTACCTGTTGGAACTCCTCCAACTTCAAGGTGGTAGTAGAACTTATCCTCAACCTCAGACTGCGATGGGTAGTCTTGCCGTTTCCAGAGACCTCCCAAAGCTTTCTTCGAAGCTTCAACCCTCTTCGGGTAATCCTTAATGAATTCCTCTTTTAGCGAATCAAACTCGCGTTTGGATTCTTGGAATTTATCAAGCAAGCCCTGCAATTCCTTGTTGGGACAAATGCGCCATCCGACAACCTGAGTTTTATTCGAAGTGTTTTCGGCTGGCGTATTGTCATGCCAAGGTAAGGTGACCTCAAGGTATCCCCCGTTATCGTTCCGAAAACGATTCACGATGGACCGAAAGGGCGCAGAGCATGGAGTTCCTAGCAGATGTTTGTTGCTTTGCAGAGACTTTTCATTTGCATTGAACTCTTTCGCGAGTGCTTTCCGCGCTTCCCTGTCAACCTTAACGCCCGAAAAATTCTTCGCGGTAAGCCTAACAAGAGTAGCGTTTTCAGCTAAGGTACTTTTGGTTTTCTTAACCATGTTTCACCTCCAAGTGATCATGTTTAACCAATTATAAATTGATGCACAAAGTGCATCCCCAAACGCGCAACCTCCCGTGCGCGTTTCGCCTGCCCTCACCGAATAAATATTTACTGGTAAATAATTATTTGGAATTGGAATTCCTGCAGGTCTCATCAGTGGTTTTAAATTTCAAAAGCCTGATTGGCGATTTTGAAATCGGAATAAATAGAAGTCTCAGCAAGGTCAGGACGCTGACCAATTACCTGACGCATGAAGAAGAACGCAAACTCATCACTTGGCATCCTTTGAATGTACGCGAGTGCGTTTTCAAAGTAGCCAGTCACTTCGCCTGCTTCGGCTTCTTTCATTGTGTGGACCAACGCTATGCAAGTGGCGTAGTGCATTTTGTTGTCGTCAGGAATTTGGACGTTCCCGCCGTCCTTCATAATCTCCGACAGATTGGGAATGTCGTTTTGAAGCTTAACGAATGTTGCAAAATCAATCGCCGCTGCATCACCAATAGATTGTGACGTAGTGCGCTGCAAGTCGTCCTCGTTCTTAACAACTTCTGGTGCGACAATTAATATGTCGCTAAGGCGCACCCAACTTCTTGAACTCGGTTGCTGTCCCGCAATCTTCGGATCGAAGACGTTCAAGTTTTCGGGTTGGTAAGATATGTAACCCGTAATTAACGGGGAAACATAATTCTTCGCTGCCCAGATCAACCATTCCTTTGTGCTGGCTTCGAACTCAATAAGCTGAACCCTACTGACCACATGGGTTGGAACCTTGTTGCTACCAGCACGGTCTGTACTCCGATTTCCAGCACACACTATTCGCCAACCTGACGGGAAAATATAGGACCCAAGCCTACGCTCATGGAGCAATTGTCCAATGATGCTTTGCAACGAAGCATGAGCTTGTGCAAATTCATCCAAGAACAAAACGCCTTCACCAGACTGTGGAAGATTCTCAAGAAATGCTCGTTGCTGAATTCCAATATCTGGGTTGTCCTTGCGGAACATGATGTGCGGCAAGCCGCCAAAATCTACCGCTTCATACAAGCCCAGTCGCACCGACACATAGCCGAATGAACCCTTTGGGGGTGCAACAGCTAGCGGGAGGGATTCCTTGTCAGTAACGAGCTTCCGATCACCGCGAAGTATGTTCACACACACATCTACGATGGCCGACTTCCCGATACCAACTTGTCCCTCCAGATACGGCACATGGTTGGCCTTCAAACAATTGAGAATATCTTGCACTGCTTTTGTTGGATTTGTTTTCACGATTACCTCCAAGTAAATGAAATCAAAAGCTAAAAAAACGTAACCCAAAATGGGTTACACCAAGACGATTCAACCTTGAACAGGAAAAACTTGTTATACAAAACAAGTTTCATTACGAATCGTTTCGCTAGATTTTCGCTAGCTCTTCAGTTGGTTTACAAATTATGCAAAACGATTTTTGAGAAGTTTTGCCACCGCTACCCAATGTCTGGGTTCCGCGAGTGAATCAATTTCATCGTGAATCGAAATTGCACTTACAGACTCCACCAACGACATCCACTTACCTTTATTTTTAGCCTGCCGCTCAGCGCGAATGCGACACTGTTTCTTGTGTGCGCGAATCGTCTTTCGGTAGTTGGTTTGTCGGTACTTTTCTTTCAATGCTTTAGCAGTCATTTTATTCACCTCCAAGTGAATTGGTTTCGATTTAAAACAAAATATTTACTAGTCAATATTTTGTTCTGGCTATCATCTTCAGGAGCTAGTCGCCACACTAGCTCGACCCTTGGAGGAAGGTCCCAACGTAGTCCGATTGTCTTCGCCGCTATTTTTATTCTGGCCTGATGAATTCAGATTCGACAGCGTTGGGAATTTCTTGTTGACGTTGCATCAAAAAACTTATCCCGTCCTGCTTTCCCCGAGGGTACTCCTAGCAAGACTAACCGCCTGCACTGAACCCAACCAAAAGACAAGGCTTCCTTGTTGGATTTTCTGGCGGTCTTGGTTCACTTGGTGAACCTCTCCGCTCTACCCGCTACCTCTTAACTCCTGATGGAGTTCCAGCGATTTGACTTGCGGACATTTCGAACCGTGTCATCGCGACAGTGTTGAAACAACCGCAGGCCCTCGGGGACTGGTTTCATGATATGAGGGTTGATCCAATCAAACTTGCTGCATATCACTTCTACTAAGAATTTTAGATCAGTCAAACATCATTCGCAACATCAACTGCACACGATAGCTAAGTGCAAGCGTAGCTTTGGTTAGTGGCACGAGATAATATTTTACTGAGCCAAAAACAATCTCAGGTTGCGCAGGAATTATGGTCAAAAAACCGAAAGCAAAATTGGAAGTTGTCCCGCAGATTGATCTCACGTTAACGCAAAAGCAACGTGCATTTGTTGACGCAGTTTCGCGCGGCAAGTTGGGTAGTCACAAGGCGGCGTACGCAGAGGCGTACAGCGTTAGGCTGAACAAGAATGGTTCGATACCAAAGTGGGTAGAAGTCGAAGCCAGCAAGCTGCTAGCGACTCCTAAGATTGCACTAAGCTTGCAACGTGCATTGCAGAGGAAAGAGCACGAGTCGGTAGCATCCGCACTCAGGATCAGGAATCACGTTATCTCACGGCTCTACACAGAGAGCACCGAAGCAGAGTCGGACGCATCACGGGTACGGGCACTCGAACTTCTCGGCAAGCTTGATCATGTGTCACTGTTCAGCGACAAGGTGGAGGTGCGCGAAGAGTCGAGGTCACCTGAGGAAATCGAGTCTGAGCTACACCAACGGCTGTCTGAGCTACTGGCCTGACATGACCTTCACTGGACTCACACACAGACGCGCCACGCCTGTGCGCGCCCTGAGTGCGCCTGAGCGGGTGAGTGGCCGATCCAAGGAAGAATAATGAGTTGAGAAAATCCTTATAAATCAGTAACTTAGAACCCGACTGAGAAAGGAAAAAACCCTTGACAATCAATAACTTACAGATTCCATCCCGTAGTTCCCGCGCCCGACAGACACCCACCCCCCACGGAAGAAAAAAGGTGTAGCGACCGACTGTATTTACATAGTGATCTGCTCATCCATAGCCCACTTTTCATACCCCACCGGTACTATATTACTGAAATCACAGCCTTTTTTGCCCATACCACCCCTTGTTTTCACTATTTTTACCCGAATTACGCCATACCCGGCCGGTATTTTTTGGTATTTGCGCAGACAATGGCCCAGTTATTTGAGTTTCGTGTGAAGATGTGGTCAGATGCTAAAATCTTGAGCTACTTACGCCCCGTAAGTAGCTTCTACTAAATAGTACTTAGTAAGAGGTATTAGCTATGAATGATTAATACAATGGTATTTAGTAAGGCAACTATCTAGGAAGAGATTCTATACAGAAAGAAGTTCTTACTAAGTTATATCTTATTATGGGGAGGAGCAGGCCGGATGTTTTGGATCACAGTAATAGTTCACCTTAAAGGAAAGCCTGTTTCCTCTTCTTCTT